ATCAGCTTCCGGGCTGGCGGCTACTTGGAACTGCTCGGCGGCAGCACGAACATCGACGAGCTTTTGACTTAGCTCGGCGTGGTATTCCTGCATACCTTGGATGGTTTCAGGAGTGAACTCGGCAGCACGTTCCAAGAAAGCGTCATAGCGTGCAATCTCTGCCTCATCGCCTTGATTGGCCACAAGGGCTTCACGACGGGCAGCTACGTCAGCTACTGCTTCTGGTTCGAACGTCTGGAGCATTACCTCCAGCTGAGACACTTCTTTCGCCAGGTCCTGCTGGATCTCATCAGACTTGGCCACGGCTTCCTGTACAGCCACTTCATCGCCGCCTTTGATTGTCTCTTGCAGCGCTTGGACTGCACGGACAGGGTCATAGGTCGGGGATTCCATGTCAGACAGGGCAGTAACGTCGCCCGATTCGACAGCAGTGGTAAACGCGGCTTCAGTGGCGACACGTTGTTCACTTGCCTCCATTTGGGCACGGCCAGTGTTGGCCAGTTCCATTGCCCCGTGGTAGGTACCGCCGACCATCGCACCGATGGTAGCAGCCTCCACAATCTCTTCCAGAGAACGGTCTTCCAGGTGTGCCTGACCTTCAGCGAAGGTCTGGTACCCTTCAGTGATACCTTCCTTGGTCATAGCACCGGCCACGCCTTTAGCGGCCGAACCGACACCAGAAGTCTTGGCAGCCTTGGTGAACCCGCGGAGCATGGACATATCGCCCACTTGCTCGGCAAGAACAGCAGATGCTGCAAACAAGGCCATCTTGTTGCGGTCAGCGGCTGGTGGCAGTGCGCCTTTGTGCTCAGCTGCGTAGTCGGTGTAACCCTCGCGCAGTTCATTGAAGCCATAGCCGGCGTTGGTGGCTACACCAAGCGCAGGGTTGGCAGCAACAGCAGCCAGTTGCGGCAGGTTCTCTGCAGCGTACTCAGCTACGGCGCCAGGGTTGGTGACACCAGAAACCAAGGCATTACCAATGGTTTGGGCCACGCCTTTACCGGTTTGCAGCAGATCGCCAGACTCATAGCCTTCGCGGATGTTTGCCACACCAGCGGCCGTGCTTTCGCGAATGTCATCGCTAAGTTCGTCACGGCGGTCGGTATTAACAATCGAAGAGAAGTCGAATGTGTCAGCGATGTTCTTCGAAACGTCGCGCAGGCCTTGCAGCCCTTGCATACGCTGGAAGTAAGTTTGCGGTACACCACCCTCTTCAGTGCCTGGTGCAATGGCATCCAACAGGGCGTCATCGCCTTCTTGAATGTCCTCACCGGTCATACGGCGGGTGTACGCAGAAATGACATCGTCAGGCACAGTGGCCTGGCCGATTTGGGTAATAGCGTCGATTGGAAGGGTAGCCAGGTTGCCGGCTACACGGGTCAAGCCAGAGAACAGCGAAGCGCCGTCGTTGACGACAGTACCCAGCGCTGAGTCAGCTTCGAGACCCAGTTTATCCACCAGTGCGTTTTCAACGTTGCGGGTGGCACGTTGGTTGGCCAGGTCCAGGTCCAAGACCTTCTGGCTACCAATCATGTCCAGCCCAGCACGCGGAGTATAGTCTATAGGGTCGAAAGCCGGGGTAACCCCGGCCTCAACGTCCGCCTGACTGTTCAAAAAGCTAGTAAGGTCGAACTCATTAGCCACTTACTTATTCCTCCGCAAAGCCGCGTCAATCCAATCGTTGGGCGATACTACAACACCGGATTCCTTTTTGTAAGCATCCAGTACTGATTTCTCGCGTTTAATCTTCTCAACGCCTAGTTTTGCCATATCGTTTTGATAGGTTGCGCGTCCAGTCTGCGCTTCTACAGCCTGACGCTGCAAACCAGGGTTTTCCTTGAAGATACGCTCTACAGCCTTGCGTACATCAGGCCCTTCGGCCGCAATCTTGTTAGCGCCAACATCACGTGCCGCCATCTCGATTACAGACGGTGGTACCACGATGTTGGTCTCTTTACCGTCCAGTTTGACGGTAATACCCTCGGTAGCCAACTTGGTAGCCGCCCGGTTGAAGGACTGCAGGTTAACGTCAGTGCTCAGCCACTGATCGTTGTTTTCCTTCTGGAACTGCGCACCCAACTTGTTCACTTCAGCAATGGCGTCATTAGACGGTGCCATGAACGGGTTGTTCTGCGCCTTACGGTTGTATTCCTCAGTCAACCGGGTTTGTGTGTCGGTAATCTCGCGGGTAGCGTTTGCAGCCGCATTCTGTGCGCGGGCCTGGTCTTCAGGCGCCAAACCAGACAGAGACTGTAGGTTGTCGTACTGCAACAGGGCATTCTTCTTGCCTTCGCCAGATACACCAGCTTCGTCCAGTTGAGACAGTAAACGCTGGCGTGCCTTGGTAGCAGTCTGCCCGCCAAGGCCGGCATCGGACATTTCCTTGGTCACCTTGCTCCGCAGTTCAGGGGACATGACTTCCAAGTTGAGCGTGCCGTCGGCTTGCAGGCCCACACCGTTGTCTTCAGCGATCTGTGCCAGCACAGACTGTTGGGCCTGGGCGTTGTTACGCTGCTCACCGAATATCTGGTTGGCCAGGTCATCGCCGATACGCGCTTCGTTGACCTTACGCACAGCTTCACCGTGCATGGTTTTGGCGTAGGCCAGGTTCTCGCGCCCAGTCTCCATGGACAGTGCGTGGGATGCCGCCGAACGAGCTTCAGCACGATTGGCCCGGCCTTCAGCGTTGGCGCGGTACTGACGTTGCTGGTTTTGGTCCAGGGTGCCGTACAGTTCTTTACGCAGGGCGCCCTCATCCAAGAACTGGTTTTCAGCCAGTGCGCGCTCCACACCAGCACGGTCGTTGGCCGCAGCCAAACCATACAGGCTGTCTACGGCACTACGTTCGTTACGACCCTGTACAAAGTCGTCGTACTGACCTTGTTGCACCGCAGCCTTCTGGCCAGCGGCCAGGCGGTCTTGAATCGCGTTGCGGGTAGCATTGCGGTCAATGGCGGTACCGAAACCAGTACGAATAGCTTCCAGCGCCTGTTGGCCCTCGGGCGTTGCCAAGGTAGCCAGGTCGGCGGCTGCTACTCGATCCAGGTAATCATTGGTGTTGTTGGCGGCGGTAGCCAACTGGTTCTGTTGGTTCTGCTTCACGTTGGCGCGAACCAGATCTTGCAGGGCATTCATACCCTGCTGCGTCTGCTGCTGCGCCTGAGCAATGAGGCCAGGGGCCCCACTGCCCGATACCGTGTTACCAACGTTCCGCCAAGTAATTGGGCTGGCCATTAGCGAATCCGGTTCTTTTCCAGGTAGGTATCCACGCTTTCATAAGCGTTGGGGTTAGACGCCACGCGCGCACGCTGGCGATCTTCCAGTTCGGTGTTAATGCTTTGACGCTGTGCACCGAAGTTCAGGTCAAACTGGCGACGGGACTCTTTCAGCTGGTCCTGGGCCAGCCCCATCGCTTGACGGCCTTGCAGTGCACCGAAAATCGACTGACCAATGCCCAATGCCGCAGGCGCCCAACCCATGGTAGTTACACCGTCCTTGGTTTTGCCAAAGGCGCTGTCCATGTTGAAGATGTTGCGGAAAGCGTCCATGAAGCTGCCACCAGCACCGGCAGCCTCGGAAGCAGCCGAGCCCAGGCCAGAGCCCGTCAACAGGGCATTGGTGTTCAGTTGGGTGGCGCCCGGTGCGTTGAACGCAGCGCCACCGAAGTTCAGCGACTGCGCCAGGTCGGCAGCGCTCAAAGGATTGTCAGAATATGGCCAGGCCATTGTCTCGCTCCTGTAAAGAGAGTGTGTCATTGATACGAGGCAGTGTGAGCGCCGTATCGTGGTAGTACTGAGTCGCAAGGAACCCAGTTGCGCCGATGTTACCCGAATGAACAGTACGGGTGTACAAGTCGTTCGGGGTTTCGCCCAATATGATCATAGGCTGCTTGTTGATGAAGTCATCGGGTATCAGGCCAGCCATGTTGGAGTTTAGGCCCAACAAGTCCTTCTGCTCGGCCAGGCTGTCGTACAGTCCGGCCGACATTTGTTGGAACTGGGTCAGCTCATCAATAACACCGGTGAACATAGCCTGCATGGTTTCAGCCGAGGTGTCCGCCAGGTTGGTGGCAACACTGATTAGTGTCTCGCCCCAGTTAGCGTTAGCGGCAATACCGTAGGCGCCAGCCGCCACAGCAAGCACGGCGGCTACCATACCAAGCTCAGGACCTACAATTTTTACGAACAGCTGCACACCAACTTTGATAACCAAACCAGTGACGATGATCGTCAGCACTGTCAGTGCCAAAGCACCCACACCCAGCGCCGCAGCTGCCACAATGGATTGCCAGGCCGCCCCCAAGGACACAATAGTGATCACCACTGCCACGATCATCATTAGAACCCTGAACGCACCAGAGGCGTACCACGGCTGCTTAATCTTGACTACCGTGTTGACCATCAGCTTGAGGGAGCGACACAGCAGGTCTTCACGCTTGTCCAAGCCAATGGTTTCCACAATGGCGCGGTCAGCGGGGATAAGCATAGTGTCGTCGCCAGGACCTGCGGCAAAACCTTTCTTGGTGTGAACTTCATAGTTCATGCGCAGGTTGTACACCGCAATTTCGTCATACACCGACTCATTGACCTGGTGCTGGTACACATAGGCTTTCTGCGTGGGTACGTTGGTGCCAGTGCCCACACCGTTAGGGCCCTGGGTAGCAAACGTCTGCGCGTTCTGCGGCACATCCTTGAGTGCGCCTTTGTACTGGTTTACACCAGTTACCACGCCGGTGCGTCGCACCTTCACTATTCCCGAGAATTGGTAGCTGATGGCGAACTGTTTGTCCTTGATGCGCTGGAACTGAGATGGACTGGAGGTAAAGGCGTTCATCTTTCCGTACAAGTCCGGTACCAAGCCTGGCTGCGGTTTTGCGTTAGCGTGCAGTCGGTCGAAGTGCTTGAATAGGTATTCCAACTCACTTTGCTCTTCGCCGCCGGGATTTACCCCAAAGCACATCATGACCTGGCTTACGTCGTCCTTCTCTACGTCCTTAACTACAGCGTCGTTCATAGTGTCGTAGTCAACACCAATGTAGTGACACCAACGCACCATTGCCTGGTATTCGTCGTTAGTTAAGGCAGACTGGGCCGTCTGGCGCCCAATTCGGTAGTAAACCCATGGATAGTACGTGCCAATGCCCAAGTCAGTGGCCTGGAACACAATGTCCACCAATGGGTACGTGCCAGCCCCGTGCATGTAGGTGAAGAAGCCTACTTTGCCTGTGGAGTCTTTATAGCGTGCCATATGGTAGTCAGCGTCATCCGAATACCCGGCCATGGTAACTGTCACACCGCGGCGCACGAAAACGCCCGGGGAGTCTTCATACTCGTAGGTGATTGTAACGTAGTCCTCAGTTGCAACACTGGACACTTCATAGTCAGGTTGCTCAGCGTAAGAGCCGACGTAGGGCAAGCTATTGAACGGCGCCGAAGGCAAGTAACCCGATTTGGGTGATGGGCCCAGTTGATCCAGGCAACCCAGGTCACTGGTTTCCACCATCCAGTCATAGTGCACTTTACGCACCGTGACGACCATATTTACCAGGTAGCACTTCTTGTTGGCCGTCTGCTGTGTGAGCTTGACCAGCTCGTTGGTTGCAGGGTTGTATAGCAGTGCTGTGAAGCAGTGCTGCCACCCAAAGTGCATAGCATTGAGCGGAGCCATGCGGTAGTACTCCAGTGTGACAGTCCTGCCAATATTGGCTTGGATTGCCTGCTTTACCACCGACTCCGCGTCTATGTACGACTTGATATCCGACTTGGGGATGCCAAGTGGATAGTTACCTGGTTTGGCTGCCCAGGTGTAGCCACAGCTTGCACGTACACCAATGGAGTTGCTCAGTTCCTCCATGATCTGCCCTTGTACGTCAGTGCCGCCCATGATGGCCTTGGTAATTCCATTACGTGCGCTGTCTGGGATGGCACCATCCTCAAACACGTCAGCTACGGTCACGTTGACCTTGTAGCTGGTTTTACTGCTGAAAAGACCCATGTAGTTCCCCTAAATGAGAAAGGGGCCATAAGGCCCCCTTCTTGCTGCTTGCTGTTAGGCTTGAACCCCTGTCAGGAGCTTCGTCACCATTCGACCAATAGTTGCGTCGTTCAGCATGTTGGTTGCATCGGCTACAGTACCAGAGTCCGTAGTACGGCGCACCGACCAACTATCCACCAGCAACTTGGCTGCCTTCTGCTCGGCGTCACGCTGGAAGCCATCAGACTGAGCCTTGTACAGCGTCTTCTGCCGGCCGATCACAGAGTTCTCATCAACACCAGTCTCTACGATCTGAGCACGCTCGGTGGCCTGCTTCTGCTGGATCAACGAAGTCTGGGCCGTAGCCTGGAGCTTGTTCACCACAGTCAGGTCGTACTGTGCACGCAACAGGCATTCCTGTGCGATGAGGTTCTGTAGTTCCTGCGTTGCCTTGGCGGTCTCGGCAATGATCTGCTTCAACTGCTCGGCCATGTTCAGTTTCTGTTGGGTGGACACCGCAGTATCCGCTGTGATCTTAGCGATGTTCGCCGTGATCGCCTTCAACTCTTCTGCCATGTTGAGCTTCTGCTGCGTAGACACAGCGGTGTCGGCAGTAACTTTGGCTGCCTGTGCCGTAGTCAACTTGGCTTCTTCAACCAGGTTCAACTTCTGCTGTGTTTTGTTCGCAGTGTCGGCTACAACGTTCAGTTCCTGCTTAGCGAGCATGGAGATGTCGGCAGTGATCTTTTCGATCTCTTTGGCGGACACAACCAGCTGGTTATCCAGGATCAGGCCTTCTTTCGCCACGTTCGCAGTCTGCGCGGTGATCATGCCGGTCTGCGCAGTGACATGATCGTCAGCAACGTCAGCCGAAACAATCTCGCGGTCGATCTTACGGATCTGCGCGGCAATCAGGTCTTTGTTGAGGAGTTCCTTCGCCAGCTCTGCTTCAGCCAGCTTGATCTGCGCTTCAGTCAGGCGAACCTGCGCATCGACCAGTGCGGCCTTGTTGGCGGCCTCATCTTTCTGCAGCAGGAACAGGGTGGCGTTTTGCAACACCGGTGCCAGCGAGTTCAGGTAGACGTTGGCGTAGTCGGCACCCCGGAGTCGGTTGAGTTTGAACTCTTTTTCCAGGTGGCCGACCATTGCCCGCATCAGCGTATCGAAGGCACCATTACCCTCGACTTTGGCTTCCGTCAGGTCAGCCAGGGTGATTGGGGCGATGGCCATGCGTTATTACTCCTGAGTACCAGCAGCCATGGCCTGGCGCTGGGCCAGATCTTTCAGCTCAGCCGGGGTCAGTGGGTCCAGTACTTCGATAGCGAATTCGCGGATCATGCGGTGCTCTTTCACTTCGATTTGCTGTGGGCCCACGCGCTTGCTGACGAAAGCCAGATACTGACGGTCACGAAGAGTCTGCAACAGCAGGTTCTCGATATGCCATTCCACTTCGAAAGGAACGAAGCGGTTGATCGAGATACTACGGTTGGCCACCGAGAACTGCTCACCTTGCCATTCCTTTTTCATCGGGTTCATGCAGGTGATGCGCACACGCACCAGTTTGCGGGCTTCGTTGTACTTCTGTACACGCAGTTCGTTGGCGGTCAGCGCACGGGGCTTGGCCGGTTCGGTCACGGTAGGCTTGGGGATCGAAGCATTGGCTGCCGGGGTTTCGGCCAGGTCGTCTTCTTCTTCGTCTTCATCGACGGTTTCGCCGGCCAGAGCCGCATTGACCTTGTTACGCAGCGCTTCAACGCCGATGGACGGGTGGAACTTCAGACCGATCTGGTTTGCACGCGCCTTGAGTGCTTCGAGTTCGGTTACCTGGACTTCATCAGACATGTGTGTCTCCTAATAGGGTTTGGTGTAGCTGGTACCCAAAAGGGGAGCACTAGGCTCCCCGATTGGTTTTCGCTAGCCCTTACAGGCGGCCAACGGACTTGATGATGCCGATACGCTCAGGGCGCAGGACCATGAAGCCGTAGTACCACTTGATGGACATGAAGCCCATCTCGCCGTATGGGTCCAGGCGGTCAGCAGTCTGCTCGCCAGGCTTCTTGTTGTAGATCTTGAACTTCTGGTTCTTGCCATCGCTCTGGAAGCCAATGGTGGTGAACGAGTCGGCGCCGATGACCAGCAGCGGGAACACGTCGTACTTGCCACCGGTTTCGTGGTTGGACACGTCATCAGCTTCAACGTCGGCACCAGCACCGGCCCATTTCAGCATTTCAGGCACGATGATGATGCGGAACTCGTCGACCGCACCGATTTCACCGGTCATCAGCGAGCCGGCATCGGCGTACATGTGCGACGGGATGAAGGCCGGGTTGCCGTGCAGGTCCTTCATGGCACGCAGGGTCGGGATCAGTTCGGAACCGCAGTACATGGCACGGGCACCGGCGACGGTACGGGTGTCGATGTAGCGCGAGCCGGTGATCATTTTGATCATGCGCGGGGTGCGGTTGTTGGTCAGCTGGATGGCCAGGCGCATCAGGTCGTCGTAGGTGACAACGTCATCCTTACCGACAGTGGCGTTGCTGGTGGCATCACCGGCGTAGCGAATCACACCGGCCGAGTTCAGCAGGTCGATTTGCAGGGCCGCTTCGGACATTTGCACCGCGCCGTTGATCATTTCGCGGTTGATGTGCTGCGACAGCTCGGCGTCAGTATCGAAGTCCAGGGATTCCTGGGTGTATTCCTGGAAGAAGCCGAACTTTTCCAGGGTGCCTTTCAGCAGCTTACGGGTGAAACCAACACGGTTCACACGACCGCCGAATTCGGACAGGGTCGGCAGCTTGCCCGGGATCAGGCCGATATCCTTCGAGGAACCGTACAGGTTACCGTTGGCAATGGTGGCGCCGGAGGCGTCGATACCCTGGTCGTTGATGTTGCGGTCGTCGAGCAGCGGGATGTAGTGGAACTTGGTGATCTCTTTACCCATGTTCTTGGGCATGGAGGTCACGTCGGCCAGCTGAGTGAAGTACTGCTCTTTACGAGCTTCGATCAGGGCCTGGCGCTGGTGGTACGAGGTTACGGCCTGTGGGCCAATGCTCGAATCCACGCCGCCTGCAGGATCGTTGTACGCGGCCGGTTTGTACGGGTTTGGTGCAGCCATTGGGTGTGTCCCCTTTCTTACAGTTTCAGTTTGGCGAAATCATCGTCGGACATGTTCCACACATCGACGACTTTTTTCTTCGGAGCCGGGTTACCGGTCTTCCGGGTTGGTGCAGCTGCTTTGCGGCGTTGTTCGTCCGCTTCGCGCGTTGCCCGGGCTTTTTCCTTGCCCGGTGTCACCAGCTTACGCTGGCCTTGCTTTTGCGGAGCGATTAGGTCAGCGAGCTGCCCGTCTTTCTCCAGTTGCTGGCCTACATCACGGTAGGCTTGCAGCATCGGGACACCCCGAAGGTTGCCCAGAGCTTTTTGGCGGTTTACCTCGTCCATGACGCGGTCGTACACACCATTGTCCATTTGCTGGCCCAGAGTTCGCAGAACTTCTGGATTGTCGCCAACTGCGTTCTTGGATGCTGCGTCCCACTTATTGGCGACAGTGTCGATCAATTCGTTGTAACGCGGCAGAGTACGCAGGCCATCGAGCACTTCTTCGAATACCATCTCTTTTTCAGAGGTCTGGTAGTTACCAGGCTTGTAGTTGGAGACTTGATCGTCTTCAACAGACAGTGGATCGAAGTTGGCGTCTTTAACCAGCTTGGCAATAGCTTGAGGGTTCTTTTTGTGCAAGTCAATCAGGTAAGACAGCTTTTCGATGTCTGCCAGACCTTCACGCTCCAAAGAACGCACCAAAGCAAGTTGAGGCTTCAACTCTTCCATCTTCTTGGAATAGTTGGCCCCCATCTGCATCAGACGAATACCTTCGTCAGCAGAACGGATGCTCATCTCGCGACCGTTGGCTTTAAACGGTTTGAACAAGCGCTCAGCTTCTTCAGCCTGCTCTTTGGCCGGGTCTTTGGTGAACTTGCCGTCTTCACCGCGCTCCCGCGGTTCTTTGGGCTCTTTCTTTACTGGCTTGCGCTGGGATTCTTCTTCTTCAGCAGGCTCACGCTCCTCGTCGGCCGCAGTGCCTTCTTCTTCAGCGTGTGCTTCCTCGTCAGACTCTTCCTCTTCCTCGGAGGTCTCTTCTTCCTCTTCGGTGTTGGACTCTTCTTCCTCGGACTCCTCACGCTCTTCTTCTTCTTCGTGAGTTTCTTCCTTGGCCGGCACCTCGGTTACGGTGGGTGGACCGAGACGCATGAACTCTTCGTCGCTCATGTTCTCGAAGTCGATTTGAGTATCAGCCATGGTTTACACCTCTTCGCCTTGTTCCAGGGCCAGATGCTCGTCCAGGGTGCGGTTTGCAACCAGGGCGCCGTGTTCGATACGACGGAAGAAGCTGTGCAGCTCCGACACGCCACGAATGCTGTCGAAGATGGCCTTCTGTTGTTCTGGCGCTTGCTGCGACGGATCGGACAGCAGGAAGGTATTGCGCGATGGCTCTTTACCCAGGTACTCGGTTTTGATCACCAGCAAGAAGTCTTTGTTCTTGTGGAGACGGTCCAGCGCTTCTTTGAGCTTAATCTGCTCGCGGGCCTGGTCGATAGTTACTTGGATTTCGTTTTGGTCATTGCCCATGACTGGGATGCTCCTGTTTGTTGTTTAAAGGGCCACTAAGTGGTAGTGGCCCGCACTATAACCTATGAAAACCTATTGTGCACCAGGTTTATTCATTTGGCTGGCTTCCTGCTGTCGAAGCAGACTTTGCTTCTCTTGCAAGCGTTCATTGTGCGCAGCCTGGCGATCAATTGCCTGTAGGTTACGCTCTTGGTTTACACCGCGCTCTTCTTGTACAAAGTCGAGATCTTTGCGGTCAGCATCGCTGTTCAGCGCACGTGCCTTCGCATGTTCGGTACCAACCTTGTGCAGATCCAGTTCGGACTTCGCACCGTACTGTGCAGCCTTCGCCTGTTCAGTTGCAATCTGCGCTTGCAGCAACATGATCTCCAGTTGCGCCTTCTGTTGCGCAATAGGGTCTGGTTGCGGCTGATACTCGCGGATCTTCATGGCCAGGTCAGGCATCTTCCGCAGTTCGGCAATGTCCGACAGGATGATGCTGGTAATGCCCCAGTCCACGGTGTTGCCCAGGGTCTGCAGCATGTAGGCCAGCTCTTCGGCCTTGAGGTTGTCCTCTTCGGCAGTCGAGATGGTCAGCTTCAAGTGGAAGTCCCCTTTGAGGTCTTCCTTGCGCATAGCCACGAACTGTTCGTTGGTAACCCGCACAACTTCATCGTCTTCCAGGAATACCTGGTTCATGGCGATGATCTTGCGTCCGACCTTGATCATACCTGCGCTCAGCCGGCGCAAAATGCCCAGTTCACGCTTGGACGCTGCATCCAGTGCACCACGTACACCGGTGGCGGTATTGCCCAGGGCCTGGCCCGCGATACCCTGGCTGAACGCCTTCACACCAGTCAAGGACTCAGCCTCGTTCTGGTTCATCTGGATCATCCACTCGGCCGAGCGCGGCAGCTCAGGGAACTGCAGTTGGATGATACCGGCCCGCGGATCGCTGCCTGGGTTGAACTCGAAGTCGTCGCCCGCTTCCATCTTCTTGCGGTTGGCCGGGTCCAACATACCTTTCTGGTACGCGGTCTGACCGTTGGCCGACTTGGCGAACACATCGATCAGGCCACGGGTAGTAGCGCCGATCACCTTCTGGTTGTCGATCAGCAATGCACCGTCCGACTCGCCGTACACGTTGTTGCGTACCGGCAGATACGGAATGGTAACGAATGGAAGCTCTTGATCCGGGAACGGGTTCAGTTCCATGCGGATCAGGACGTTGCCTACCCAAGCGGCAACAATAGGCTGCACAACACCGCTACCATCAATATCTCGAAAGCCCCAGTACTCATGGACAACGATTTTCGCCCGAGGCTTGTCGGTGAACTGGAAATTCTTGGTGCCTTCGCTGGTTGGTGCATAGTCAGGTTCTCCAATTGGCGTAGCGCCTTCAGTAGAGATGTGTTCCAGGTTCACGTAGCGGCCGTCGGCCTTCAACGCGCTCAGCGAGCTTTCATAGCGGTGAATGATGAACTGGGCTTTGCTCAGGTCACCAGCACAGCTTGGGTCGATGATAACGTTGCGGTAGTCGCACACTTCCAACGTAGGTCGGTTCTGTACGGTCTTCTCAACGTCAACCAGTTCACTACCGACAACGCGGGGCGATACAGGCACACCGTACTCTTTGAATTCCTGGTAGGCCAACAGCCAGCCTTCATCCAGTTCAGCAAACTCGCTGGGACTGCGTTGCTCCAGCTCAGCAATCTGCATCAGTTGCTCGGCGGCCAGCTCGTCCTGCACCAGCTCATAGGTGAACTGTTCTTCCTGTACCGTCTTGGTCAGGAATTCCCAACCAGTCTTTACGATACACACACCTTCGTCGACCGCAGCACGCACCATGTTGTCGATGAACGTCTGCTTGTCGATCTTGGTGTTGAACTGGAAGTTCAACAACATACTGTTCTGTCGCGCACTGTCACGGTCTTCCCAGGTAACGGGCAGCACGTCATAGATGTTCGGAGAACTCAAGAAGGGTTCGGATAACGCAGCGTAACGCCATTCGGCGTTCTTGCGGATTACCCGGGGTTGAATGCTGGAGCGGCCTTTGCGAGCAGGGATCTTGGCGGCACCGCGCAAATACATGTGATCCAGGACTTCAGTAATCTGCTGAACCTGTGCATCATGGTTGGACTGCGCGTCCTCAAGGTCCTGACGCAAATCCGCCAGCGAGGGCTGTTTAGCCCAGTCCGTGAGAGCGCCAGTGGCCTCACGGATGCTTGGTGGTACGGATTCGTCTGTCACCTGTTTACATCCTCACTTTAACTATTGGAGACACAGCATAATGCAAATTCGTGCAATTCACCCCAACTTCCAGACACCAGTGCGTAGTTCTACCCTTGCGGGTGGCTATGACCTGATCATGCCGGAGTCGGGGGCACTACTGCATCGCAACAAAGTCGAGTTCGTTGGCTTGGGCTTCCAAGCTGCCGTACCCGAAGGTTATGTGGCGCTGATCTTGCCACGAAGCGGTACTGGCGCCAAGCACGGCGTACAACTGCGTAACACCGTAGGTGTTATCGACGCAGACTACCGCGGTGAGTGGAAAGTCGCTGTAAGCCAGCGCGAACATGAAGAACTGACCTGGGCCGCAGGCGAACGCCTGTATCAGTTCCTGCTGGTACCAGTTGGTACCCCGGAACTCGAACTGGTCGACGCCCTGCCGGAAACCAGTCGCGGTGAAGGTGGTTTCGGCTCGACGGGTGAATAAGCCCGCGATACACTGAACACCGAGACATCTCGGACATGTTGGTAACAAGTCGCCTGGAGAGGCAAACAAAAAAGGACCCTACTGGGTCCTTTTTCTTTTTCCGGCTGTCAGGGGAATCCCTTACGCCACACACCTTCGTTGACCTGGATATTACTCAGGCTCAATCCGCTGATCTGCATTTGGGCCAGTTCTTGCGCGAACTGCGCCATGAAACTGTTGCCACTGTACGTGGCGTCCTGCAAACCCACCGGCGTGTGCATACGCGCAGCCACGAACAGACACAGCGCCCACAAGTAGCTGCGAGGCAACGTCAACCCCACACACTCGGGGTCAATGTCGTTATCGCACGTGGCCAGCATCTTGTGGTTTTTACGGTAGCTCACCAGCAGTTCAGTGATCTTCTGCTCGCTTTGCAGCTTAGCAGGTACGAACAGCTGGTTATACGACGGCATTTCCACGTTGTAGTAGTCGGAGCCGTTGTTCAAGCCCAGCACCACCTCTTTCTCGAACCCAGGCTCATACACCTTGGCTTTGACCTCATGTACTGCCAGCAAGTCGTTGGCAAACGGAGGCACAGCCGTGATGAACTGCTTGGGGTCTGGCTTCGATGCGCTGACGTTGTAGGCCTTGTCCAGGGTGTACAACTCCTGCCCTGGGATCAACTTGACAGTCAACATACCCTGGCGCAGCAGCACCCGGCTGTGAATCTCGGTCAAGCCAGCATTGATGGCTGTGACCACTTGCCGGTACTGCCCAGGGTCAATCTCTTTGGTGGTTTGATCCACCACGCTGATGTTGTTCAGCTCGGCGCACGCCAGCTGGTCAAACACCTCTTTCAGCAGCATAGCCGCCTCCTATGTCACACTAAGTAGTAGTCGACGCCGCCGTAGCCTTCATCGACCTCATCTGCTTCCCAGATACCGTTATCCCCCATCGAAATGTTCTGTTCGACACCGGGGGCGATAGGATTCATAAGTGGCAGCATAGAGATGGTATCAATGAAGTCGTCATGCTTCGAGCGGAATCCGCCAGCGCTGGCCAGGCTCAACTCGGCGTACATCTCCACCATCTCGCGCCCAAGGCGCAGCTCTTCAGGGAAGAAGATCTTCTTCATCTTGAAGAACGGTACTACCACCTGGAAGCGGGTCAGCTTGTCAGTAGATGGCCGAATGCCGGGGTCTCGCTTGTTGTTCTCGCTCGCGAAGTTGAAGAACACGTTGCGCTTGATCATCTCGCTTTGAATCCACGGGATGAAGCCGGCCTGTTGCCCGGACACCTCGACACCTACACCCAGCGGTTTCCACTTGGAAGCCAGTTTGAAAAGGTCGTCCATGTTCTGTGCCATGTCCGCGCGGCGGCAAACACCGTCCACCCAGTACCAGTCGCCGTTGTTGTTGTAGGCCCACACACTGATCACACTGAAGTCCGCCTGTTGCTTGGCTGACACCGCAAAGTCAGTAGTGATGTAGTAGTTGAAGTAGTGCCGGTTGGCCAGCACCAGACTGCGCCGGTACCACTGAATCTCGTGGTCCGCGATCAGCCGGTCATCCTCCGACATGATGCGCAGCATCAGTTCCTGGTTGAACGTATCCACCTTGCCCTGCTTCACGGACTTGTCGTACTTGTCCTTGATGTGGTC